CATCTTATATGCGATGGTGATCAATACACTGATGCATCTAGTGGACGTAGAATACAAAGATGGCGTCTCGATCCAGATCGTGAAGGCATCTTATACAAAGCAAGTCATATCAATCACCCCTCTACACGATGGGTACGTGAGAATGCTATTCAATATCAATTTGCATACGATATGTTTGTTAATCTATGTGAAGAGTATACTTACAGGTATGAAAAGAAACACCTGACAGATACTAAACTTAGAAATGTTCTTAATAATCTACCTGACAATATCAAACTTGGTAGATGGTCAGAACCACCTCAGTGTATGCCTGATGATGTCAAGACAGAATCAACTGTTGAGGCGTATCATAAATACTATAGAATCTACAAAAAAGATTTCGCAAAATGGACAGGTAGACCTGTACCAGAGTTTATGTTAGCATGAGAGTATTAGTTGAATCATACGGAGATGTAAGAATCTTCTCAGAAAGACCATTCGGTTACAAACGTTACATAGTTACTTGGCCAGATCACGAAGAAATGTTTAGTGGTCTTTGGTATTCAGAAGAGAAAGTGAAAGAACTTGTAGAGAAACGAATACAAGGAAACCCAATCTAATGCCAGCATACGACTTTCTAAACACTGATACTAATGAGGTGGAAGAACATATCATGTCTTACACTAAGTTAGATGAATTCAAAGCAAATAACCCACATCTAAAGCAACAAGTTCTTTCTGCCCCAACTACAGTGGGTGGGATTGGGGACAGAGTTAAACCAGATTCTGGATTTAAAGAAGTGATGTCTAAGATTGCATCAAACAATATCGACACACCACTTGGTGAAAGGTATCATAGAAAGTCTGCAAAAGAAGTGAAGACTAGAGATACTATCAAAAAACATGTTGACCTACAGAGCAAAAAGAAGTAGAATAGATTATGACTAAATTAAAACTAAACAAAGTAGAGTTACATGAACTCGAAGACATTCAACTAAACACCATACAAGAAGATGGAAAACGTTTCTATGTTGATCCTACTGGTACTATCAAGTACCCATCAGTAACGACAGTTACAGGTCTTCGAAGCAGAGAACAGATTAAATTGTGGAGAGAACGTGTTGGTGCGGAAGAAGCAAACAGAGTATCAGCACGAGCAACACGAAGAGGTACAAAGTTTCATCAACTCGTAGAAGACTATCTTAGAAAAGAAAAAGAGTACATAGAGTTTGATGATATCTTACAAGAGAGTATGTTTAAAGGTGTACAACCAGTACTAGATGAAATCATACCTATTGCCTTAGAGGCACCTCTTTATTCAACAGAACTTAAAATGGCAGGACGAGTAGACTGTGTAGGTCTATTTGATAATGTCTTATCAATCATCGACTTTAAGACTTCTAGTAAGATGAAGACTGAAAGCATGGCAACAGGGTGGTATGTCCAAATGACTGCATATGCACTTATGGTTGAAGAATTAACAGGTCAAGAAATTGAAGAAGTGACTGCCATCGTTGCAGTTGAAGGGCAATCAGGTTTTCAGTTGTTTACATCAAACCCTCAAGATCATATCGAAGAGTTGGTACAATTACGTAAGCAATATGAGAATCTATACGGAGTATAATAATAATGTCAGATAAAAAAGAATTCAATCTAAAGCAAGATTGGAATTGGAGTAAGATGATCTATAAAGCAGATGATTGGGTTCATCAACAAGCATACGATAATGCATATAACTCTTTATTAGATTATCTCGAAATTGAAAGTCAAGATGAACTTACACTTGGCCTAATAGAAGAAGCAGAACACCTTATAGAATTCTTAGAAACAGATTATGCAGAAGGTGGTCTTGGAGTTCATGATAGTAGTCCTACGTATTATGGGTACTATAGTGTTGTCAGAGATTGGAGAGAAAACATACTATTCGATGAACAATCAGGAGCACCACTAGTATAATGATTAGTAAAAAAGAGTTTACAGAAAAAGTTGAACGTCTAATTGTAGATAAACGTACCGATGTCATGAGTGCTATACTTAAGATATGTGAAGATAACAATATTGAACCAGAGGGTGCCAAACGTTTGCTCTCTAATCCATTGAAAGAGAAACTTGAAGCAGAAGCAGAAAGTCTCAAACTTATCAACAGGGTTAAAAGTAGTAGAGGTTCTCTACAAACGTTTTTTGATAAGGAGTAATTATGGAAAAAGGTGATATCGTTTCAGTCGTAACGTTAAACGGCGAGTTTGTTGGTAAAGTGGATTCAGTAGAACCACTTACACTTGCAGATCCTAGAATGATTGTAACTAACCCAGAGAATTCAAGTATGGGTTTTGCAAAAGGTGTTGCTATGACGGGTGTAGAAAATCCTGATACAATGACTTTTGATACTTTCACATTCGTAACACCCACTAACGATAAAGTAGTAGAAGGGTGGACACAAGCAACATCGAGTATCGTTGCACCAAAACCTAAAAAAGTTATTGTCAATAAGTAATGACAAGCAGAGAAGGGTACGATGCATATCTGTTATACCTTGGAATTAAGTTACACTTTAATTCTGCAGGGTATAACTTTGTCAAATACAATGGCAAAGTAAAAGCAGATTTGCCATCCTTTCTAAAACGTAATGACAAGTTTCACTTCGCAAAATTATCACGTAAGTATAAAGAAGAATTGAAACATTTCTACATTGCGAATTTATCAGTTAAAGATATGTGGGCAGGTGAAATGCTAGAGAACGAATCTCATAAGAGATTTACAGAATGGAAGAAAAGAAATCAAAAAATGTCCTATCTATTTGATCTAGATGTATCAAGACTCCTCGACAAAAAATCTATACAAGAAGTGTTAACAGTTAAAAACGGTCAACACCCCTATTTACTTAAGCAGTATATGGCAAAAAACGTTTCTATTGAAACGATGTGTATACTAGATGATGTAACAGGGTATAGTAAGAAGTGGAATGATCTAATAACTGAAACTATTGTATACCCAGAAGTAATAGCAAAGATACAGAAATACAAATCGTTTCTTAACTATGACTTCCCCAAGTTTAAACAACAACTAATACAACTATGCTCTACTTAGTAGGTAATGGACCATCAAGGAAAGATCTGGACTTAGATGCACTAGGTGAATGGTGGGGGTTTAACATGATCTACACTACTCATACACCTGACTTAGTGTTTTGTGGTGACGTATATCCACAACATAAAATCATAGAAGATGAATACTACAAGACTAACAAAGTAGTAATGGGAGAATGGAACGAACTGCCTATTGATGCATGGGAAATGATTAAGATGGGAATAGATGGTGAGACAGTCGAGACTCGCCGACCAGACGACAATGCATTTGTGATGCAGTCAGAGTTGACTACAGGTGCATGTGATGGGAGACATTACTTCACTGGATATAGTACTACCCATCAAGATAACATAGTTATATATAAAAAACCAGAGTTCAAGAACATGTTATCAGGCATGTATGCTCTAGGTTATGCAGTAGATCACGGTTATAAAGAGATATGTTTACTTGGTTATGACTCATTACAGTTCGATCAAGTAGAGAATGTATTCAAAGGACAATACAACTACAGAGATAATTATACGTATCATTCTGGAGTTGGTGATGTGCAAAAAGCACAATTTATTGCTCTTTTAGAATACATAAATAAAGAGTATCCGAATGTAGAGTTATACTTTAAAAACCCTATTGACGGATTCGACAGAATCAAGTATACTGATATAGTATCTCGATTTAATGTCGAAGATAAGTGGATTCTAGGTCAAGGTCTAGAGTCTTTAGATAAAATGCTAATATAATGCGATACAATGTTTAATACAAGGAGAATACAATGTCGACATCTTTAGATAAACTCAGGGCAGCAATGGAATCTGCCTCACCATCAGGTGGTGAAAAAAAATCTTACGGAGACGAAAACTATTGGAAACCAGAACTTGATAAGTCAGGTAATGGTTATGCAATAATTCGTTTCTTACCAACACCCGAAGGAGAAGAGATGCCATGGGTATCTTATTTCGATCACGGGTTTCAAGGACCAGGTGGTTGGTATATTGAGAAATCACTAACTACTATCGGTAAAAAAGACCCAGTGTCTGAGTACAACACTTCATTGTGGAATACAGGACTAGAAGCAAACAAAGAACAAGCACGTAAACAGAAAAGACGTTTACATTATGTGTCTAACATCTATGTTGTTTCAGACCCTAAAAATCCTCACAATGAAGGAAAAGTTTTCAAGTACAGATATGGAAAGAAAATTTTTGAAATGTTGAAAGAAGCAATCTCACCTGCTTTTGAAGATGAGAATGCTATCAACCCATTTGATCTCAGAAATGAAGGGGCAAATTTTAAAATCAAAATCAGAAAAGTTGATGGTTATTGGAACTACGACAAGTCAGAGTTTGATTCACAATCTGCACTTTTTGAAGATGAAAATCAGTTAAATGATATATATACTTCACTGAACTCATTGAATGAGATCATTTCACCTGAAAAATTCAAGTCTTATGAAGAGTTGAAGACTAAACTAGACAGAGTTCTAGGACTAGCAGGTGGAGTTGCTACATCTACTGCGGAGTCAATAGCAGAAGACATGGAAGAAGTGCCATGGTCTGGTGTTAACGAGAACGTAGCAGACGAACCCGTAATCTCATCAGCAGAATCTACACCAATGAATGAGAGTGAAGACGATGCGATGGATTACTTTAAGAAACTTGCTACCGAGTAGTAAGATTTCTTAGTCGGGCGTGATGATGTTAGCATCACGGACTGAGGCCGTGGAATGGGGGTAACTCAGTAAGGGTAAAGAATCTAAGAAAACGCGGAGATTCTTGTAGAGAGCGGGATTGCTGTAAAGTGAATTGGGGCGACTCTACATTTTAATTAACTATTTGAAAATATATGCCAATTGTAAAACCAAGAATACATCCGAAGACGAATAACGTTGAACCGTTTGATCGTATGCTACGTAGATTTAAAAAAGCATGTGATAGAAAGGGTATTGTTAAAGAGGTCAGAGAGAGACAGTACTTCGAGAAACCTTCTTCTAAGAAAAATGAAAAGAATCAATACATCAAAAGAAAACGTAAACTCGATGCTAAAAGGGCAACCCTTAAAGGTTATCGTAGGAAATAAAAATGTCTAACTGGCATGGTGGCAAAGGTTCTAAAAGAAGGAACTCAGACGAGAAATTGTATTCTGATAATTGGGAAAAGATTTTTGGTAAGAAAGAACCTGAAATCAAAGTTCGTAAAGAAACACCTAAACACGGCACATCTAAAGTCCATTCGGACAAAACAAAATACAATCGTAAAAATCAGAAAGTCAAACAGGCATCAATGACTGATTTGAACTGGGACGGAAATCATTAAGTCTTACTGATCCCAAGGCATTGGGGTAGAGACTGCACCAAATTGATGTAAAGCAGATTCTTTTACAGACATGTCAGTCACAGCAGGTTGTGGCGGTTCTTGATTAACAGTAACATTACTATTATCACTGTTATCTGTTACTACGTTAGTGCCACTGCCATTTCCAGATAGATTGTTTAGATCAAGTACTTCGCCATTAGCATTTTCAATACTACTCATTAAATTGCCCGATGGGTCAAATGTGTTTAACATTCTTTTAAGACTTGCAGAAGAACCTGATCCAGAAAGTGTTAGGTAACCTTCTTTTTCATCACCAACACCTTCAGCAAATACACCATCACCTACCATCATGTCAGTAATGAATCCAAATTCATTTCCTCTACCCATGGGCATACTACTTGCTCTTTTTCCCATATCATAATCTGAGGCATTTTTGTCTTCAGCAGTTTGTAATCCTTCAGAACTAAAGGCCACACCATATCTATCTTCAAATTTATCTAAGAACATTGCAGAACTATCTTGTTGCTTATACAAATCTATAACTTTGTTTAATGTAGATTCGTTAAATTGACTTTGATCAACAACATTGTCAAGACTTTCTGAAGGCAATTTAGAATCTAACTGTTTATATGTCATGCCTGTTGTTTCTTCGAAGAAATCTTTATTGTTATTTAAGTATCTACCAAGAGCAGTTCTTCGGTCAATAAGTTCTTTATATTCTTCAGTTCTTGTGAACTCATCACCAGTTCCTCTTAGACCGACTATAAAGTTAGAAAGATCAAGATATTGTTTTCTTGCCAACATCAATTGGAAAACTGTTTGAGATTTTTTTGCTAATAATTTTCTTGTTTGTTTAACAATGTTTTCAGTATTCGCATCATTTTCATCAAGACCCATTCTATCGATGATCAACTGATCACCAGCAGTGCCTGTTTGGTTTTGTAATACAACTTCGGCAACTTCTTGGTTTGCTTCTAGGTTTACACCATCTGCACCTGTGTCTGTTTTGATTCTGCTATCTAGAATTTGTCCATATGTTTCTGATTTTTTATCTGTGTCTATGTATTGAAATAAAGCATCTGGTCTTTGTATGTCTTTTGTGCCATCAGCATTCTCTTTGACAAACCCTGGTCCACCTTTAAGCATTGAGTCATATCGATATCCTTGAGCAAACATATCGTCAGACATTCGAGTACTTCTCTTCTGCATTTCTATTTGAGACTCTCTTACATAGATTTTTCTTTCTACATCGTCTCTTTGTGATTGATTAAATATATCGATACCTGGAATGTCATCGATAAAGAGTAAGAACTTATCAATAAAGTTCATGAATCGTCTAAATCCAGTCGTAACTAATTCTATTGTTTTTTCTAAACCAAGAAAATAGATACTTAGACCACCAATAATTGCTAATATCCCGACGAAGGTGCTTAATGAAGGGATTAGTCCTCTCATTAAACCACTAAATTTGCCCATATTCTTATTATTATCTTTAAGATTGGCAAGTTGTTTCTTTTTCTCTGGTAATTCTTTTTGAAGGTGCTTACGACGTTTCTTGTCGTCCATCGTATAACCTTTAGCAAGTTTACCTTTGTGTTTCTCGTTTAATTCATCGAGTTTAAGAAGTTCTTTTTCTTCATCTTGTATTTCTTTAGTGAGTGAGATTTGTTTCTCATCGTTCTCTTTTCTTTCTTTTACACCTTTATTGTAATCTTTGATTGCTAAACCAAATCTTGCAAGTGGTAGAATGACAGTTGCTTGTAAAATGTTACTGATTGCTTTAAACTTATCAGAAACTTTTTCAGAAGTGCTATCGAGATCGATAAAACCACCAGACAACTCTTTAACACCTGAATTGAACAGATCACTACTACTCTTGCCTGCCATGACTTCCATTTTCATAGAAACCTTTTGTACGAGTTGCGATTGTTTAGCAGTCTCTTGTGTTATAATCTTCTGCTTATTAAGTTGCTTTTGATTCATTTCATTCTTCTTACTGAAGAACGAACCGAATTTATTTAAGAGACCGTCTACCTTTTCTTGTGATAATGTTTCTGCCATTACTTGTCCTTTTTATTCCAGAAATAGTCGTCGATCCAGCACTTGCCAAAATACAGAATACCTAACCAGATGGAAAATATAATTCCATCAAAGTAGGTTAGATTTTGCCAAGCACTTACTGGATCCATTATTTACCGAATGCCTTTCCTGCTTCACTGATACCAAATGCACCAAGTGTAACAACTACAAATGATGTATAGATTGTATCTGATATCTGTAAATCCATACCCCAAAATGCAGTGATTAGGTCACACATACCAAATGCTACCATAATAGCAAACGATATAAAACCTATAATTGATTTTTCGTTGATGTCGTTTTCATCACGGAACAATGCCCCAAATGAAAATCGTTCTACGGGTTGTGCGGCCGCAGTTGCGATCTTGAGTTCTTTGGACATCTTCTCCATTTCTCTGATCTTGTCTTGTGCTTCATCTACTTTTAGAACAAGTTCAGTATATTTCTCAAGGTCTACAGTTGCTTGACCACTTCCTGTTTTGACTGTTTCTTCTGCCATGTTACTTCCTATTTTTTAAACGTTCACGTTCAGTTTCTAAATGTTGAAGCAGAAGTTTCATGTATACCTCCCTTTCCCATGGCATCATATTTTCTAATTCAGTTAATGAATACTTGTGGTGTTGCATTAACTGAAAGTTGGTGTTATAATAGTTATACACCGACTCATGTGAAAGGGCGATTAAAAAAAATTCTCTAAACCCTTTACAGGAATTGAGTGATCTTTTTTACACTGGTCACATGTATAATCTACATTATGTTCAAGTGTTGGCATTGATTCAACCCAATTGCTTAACATTTCTAACTGCTGAACAGTTAAACTTTCTATAAATGTATCAACTTCACGTGGTGAGTAATCTATAAGATCGTACACATCATCTTCATCAAATATTTGATCGATACTGTTTTTAATAATAGTCATAAATGAATCTTGAGGGTTTTGCTCAAGTTCACTTTGAACTGAAGCATTAGGGTATTTCATAACTACACCTAATGTTTCACTCAATTGTAACTTTGGATCAGGCAGATCATCTGTATTAATACTGATATCTGCTATTTCAACTTTGACATCTATTTCGCCACTACAACCTTCTGTAGCACACGATAGTTTCATGTCAACAGTTTCACCGACAGATTTACCTCTCACTTGAAGAAATAGATATTCTAAATCTCCAATAGGCAATTTGCCAGCATCAACTTCTCCAAAAGTCACTGCATTTATGACTGATGCTATTGCATTAAAAATCTCGGCCTGATTTTCTCCCTCTTGCATCAAAACTAAGTTTCTTTGTTCTGATACTAAGAAAGGTCTAAACTTGACCTTGATCTCACTTAAAGGCAACTCACAAAAATATTCTGGTGCCTTTTGTACTGGTAATCCCATAATTTATATTCTCCTTCAATTATACTGATCTATCTAAAAAGAACCACCTCTTCCGCCTTTACTTGATTGTACAGACTTATTGGGTGTTTTATCTTTAGTCTTAGATGGACCAAATGTACCATGTAATCTATTTAGTCGTTCCTGGAATTTTGTTATTTTACTGTTTGACTTACCAAACACTCCAAGTAAATCATTCAATGCACCAAGTGCCCTTGCACCTCGATTGAATCCAGAAAGTTGTCCAGGATTTTTGTATTCTGTTGTAAATGATCTGTATGCCCATGTTACTTCAAACTTCATAATGTCATCTGTAGTAGATGAGTCTAAGTCTTGTTGAGCAAATCCTACAGGGTATGCTTCATGCAAAGTGTATGATAGAGACTTTTTATCTGATCTAGTTAGTTGGTTTATCTCTACTCTGCCTATGTAATTGTTATACCATTCGTATACAGGTAAAAAAGCATTGCCCTCGATTTCACCTTGAGCAGAGAAGATAGTTTCTTGCCATGCTTGTATTATGAATCTATCTGCAAACGTAGAATCACATAAGAATGACATTGTTACTTCCCCGCCATGATTGACCTGATATGGCATTTTTCTTGTAGGTCCATATTCTGAAAAGTCAGCAACTTCTAAACTTCTACCAGGTAAAGATGCATTTACACATCTGATACCTCTCATAGAGAAGTCACCCTCAGTTGCACCCATAAGTGCTGACGGACCAAATACGTTTACTTCGAATCTGTTTGCTCTTGCACCCTGATCAAATTGGTGTCTAATGTTTTCTATTTCTAATCTTCTTGCCATGTTTTACCCGTATATTTCTTTTTTAGCATATGCATAAACTTTGTTAGCATTTTCTTTTTGAAACTGTGTTACTGGCAATAACGCAATGAGATCCCAATATTCTGGATCGACATCTAACGCATTGCCAACAATGTTTGACTTGAGATACTTTTTGATACATGGTTTTGCCCACTTTAATTTTGCTACTGAAGTGAGTAATTGGTAAGTCATACGTATTCTAGTAGTCTCATCAAACTTTTCGTTATTTGTATATTCAAACAATCCGTCTAATAAACGAATACGATATCTTGGTGGTATATAATGTAAGTTCATTCCTAAAAACGAACCATCTCTATAATCTTCGATTACAATTACACAAGGAAATCTGTCCCAATAAGGCAATTTGTCTTGTGTCTTAGCATCATAGAAATACATGTACATCTTACCATCAATATATCGGTCAGTTTTTTCTATGCCCGATGTTTGATAGAATCGTCTAGCAGGAATACGCATTCTTTGAACTCTTTTTCTAAACCAATTCATACTATCGTATGATCGTTTAGCAAGTTCTTTAGGACTTTCTTTCTGTAATCTTTCTAGTAGACTCATACTACTATTTATGACTACTTGACTGTAATAATTACCTTATTATTTTCAAAAGTTTTAATTTTATCAGATACGTGAATTAACAAGTTCAAATCTTTCTTAGTAAACGTTTGATTGTCTTTAACATAGATTTCAACACCATGCTCTTCGCCATCAAAGTGTACTACACTTGCAAGTTCTTCATCGTAGTAATTGAGTAGTTTAGGTTTTGTATGATTGAGCATGGACTCCATGGTCTCACCCCAATCTTTAAATTTATCTAAACCTTGTGTGATGTGTGCTTCTAACATAAACAAAGTATCTTCTTCGCCAATGAACTTACGAACCCTTGAGAACCATACATCGTTTTTCTCATCTTTAGTTTCATCGTCTGTATCGAAGTAACTTAACCATTCGTCGAAGTTTAATTCTTTACTATCGTATTTGTTTAGAGGGTCCCATATCATTAAATCAACATCTAGTAGATCAGCACTAACTAATGCTCTAATTCTATTTCCACCAGGATGGAAGTGTATAAAGTTTCCGTTACGTAACACACCATTAGGGGGTGACCATAATCCCTTCTCTAAAATGTCGTGGTGTAAAAACCAATGCTTATGCGTAAGCAGTTTATGGTCTTTGTGGTCCCAAGTATCTTCGAAGAAGTTTGAAAATGGTTGATCTGTCCATTTTGAAAAGTTATCTGTAACATAACCCAGATCAATAGCATGTCTCAAAGACATAATCTTGGGTTTACATGTAGTTTCATTCCATAATCTTTTTACTTCGTCTAATACACCTGCATCATTGATACTGCCAAGTGTTTCGTATTCTTTATTTGGTTGTGATTGTGAATTTGTTGCCATCTTGTACTCTCTCTACCTCTCCTGGATATAAGTCTAAGAACATTCTTAGATCGTTTCTTGTAAATATGTAGTCGTTATGTGTTTCTAGAATAACGCCTGTCTCTTCTCCCTCGTGTCTAAACAAGTCTTTGATATCATCGTCACATTTACCCTTTAGTAAAGGCCTAAGTGACTTATACATTCCTTCTTTAATGTCTTTGACTGCATTATACATGCCCTTTCTATCTTCTTGTACATGTACTTCGAGAATCTCGTCTGGTATGATTGCACCAAATATTGTTTTGTTTATATTGTCAAATAACCCATACCATTCATCAAACGTTAATGGTTTTTGGTCATATTCTCTCATGTAACCACATTTATCCCAAAGAATTACTTTTTGGTCCCAATCTCTCATGTGTCTGATAGCATGAACCCTCGACATTCCGGGATGGACATGTACTTCACCTTCGTGATTCGTCTGTTTCCATGGTTTGAAATTGTAATTAGGGATTTTCTTAAATCTTGCTTGTATAAAACTATAAAGACCTACTGTACGTGCTTGATTGACTAACCATTGCACCTTAATTTTATGAAATACCCAGTTATGATCTGTATCTTGTAAGTCAGTTTTATTATCTATAGTTGTTCGTAAGTCCATTTTGTTGAAAAAGTGTTCGACGTACTTGTTTAACTGTTCATCTGTATAACTGTAGTTACCAAACATGCCATCATTGTCTAATTGACCATAAGTTACAACATATGGTTTTACTGTTTGTGATAGTTGTTCAAAACATGCTTTAAAATCAGCAAAGTGTTTGTCTTTTGCCTCTTGAGTTAGATGTTCCCATTGAAAGTTGAAGTGTCTGAACTCAGAAAAATCTGTATCAGCAACTATGGGTTCAGATTTAGTTAAACGCATTCAAATGTTCCTCTACTCTTTTCAAGTCTTCAGGTGTATCAACTGATAAACCCTCATCATCGACTTCTACCATTTTTACATTAAACCCCATTTCTAGATATCTTAGCATTTCTACACTTTCTGCTCTTTCTAGTGGACCTCGTTCTATCTTATTAAACATCTCTAACGATTCACGATTGAAGCAGTATAATCCTAGTTGTTGTTTAAAGTCAGTCTCTTCTTTTTGATTGTAAGGTACAGGCAGTCTACTGTAATATTGTGCCATGTTACCTTTATTAGTTATGACTTTGACAACGTTCTTATCATGCAGTTTATAATCATCGTTTACTTTAACATAAGCATTTGATACACCAATGTTATCGTCATGTTCTTCTATTAATTTATCAATTGCTTCTGGGTTGATCAGAGGTTCGTCACCTTGTATATTGACGAATCTATTTCCATCACATAACTGAAGTGCATGGGCACATCTATCTGTACCTGTAGCACAATCACTTTCAATTACAATGCAACGTAACTCATTTGCAGAACAATATTGTCGAATACGATTATCATCTGTTAATATAACAATAGTGTCGATGTTTTTACACATGTGTACTTGATCATATACACGTCTCAACATGGGTATACCATTGATGAGTTCTAGTGGTTTACCAGGATAACGAGATGACTCCCATCTCGCAGGTATCATACCAACTGTTAAATTAATTTGTTTATCTGGTCCACTGAGTGTTCGCATTTCACTTGTCCATATCCATATTTTGCATGTATAAAATCTACCCCTGCTCGTAGGGCGCATTCGTAATCACTTATCATGTCCCCGATGTAAATTGTGTCTTTGGGGTCTTCATTACAGAATGCAATAGTATTTAGTAATTGATCAGGTGAAGGTTTTCCACGTAAACCACTTTTTGGCGAACATACAAAGTCGAATTCTGGCAATAGTTTTCCGTCGTCTCTTAGACCTTTGAGTATTTCTCTAACTCTAGTTCCATCTTTAGATGTACAGATTGCTATTTTACACCCCCTTTCTTTCAAGGTGTTTAAAGTGTCGATAGCACCAGGATAAATTTTAACTTCGTCAATACCTTGTGATGATGACTTATCATAAGTTGCCTTTATGTTGGTTTGATCTTCTGTTATACCAATTTCTGTAAGTATATCATAAAAGGGTTTACCAATGTGCTTGGCATATTCTTCAAAAGGCACATCAATCTTATGATTGAGTTGTACAACACCCCAGGATATTTTCATATTTGGGAGAGAGTCGATGATTACACCATCGAGATCGAATACATATAATTTTTTCATTTTTTTGGTAAGATTTCTTTCTCAGTTAATATTCTAAACACATACTTACGATCATCACAATACTCTTGTGCGGCCTTAAACTTGGCCTGATTGACCATGTATGTAGTTACCTCAGTAAGATATCTCTTAGTTCTCCTATTTGGATTTTTAGGGGGAAATAATTGCTTGTAAGGTTTAACTTCTATAATTTCTCGTACAGTTTGCTTGTCTTTGTTCACGTACTTTACGTAGAAGTCAGGAAAGTAACGATGGACTCTCTTGTCAACAGGCGATCTGTATGGTATAACGATTTCTTCACTTCCCCATTCAATAATTTTATCATTATCATCACACCATTTCATAAATCGACGTTCTAAAAGAGATCGATAAAAGATTTTGGTAGGGTCACCTTTATATTTTTTGTAGTTCTTCGGTTTAAAACGGCCACTATACGACATAAATAACAGTATTACAATTCATTTTAAGTGTATTTATACTCATGGCATATATAGACAAATTAATCGGAAAATTCAATAAAATCAAAGGTGCAGTTGATTCATTCAAAGGCATTCAAAGTAAATTGCAGAACATTAACTACAATACTGCAATTGATGCCTTGGGTGAAGAGAAAGAAAAAGCAATCAAAGATATCTTAAGTCGTAACAAAGAGTTAGATAAACTCACATCTAACAAAACTAAGAGAGCAATTAAGAAAACGCCTAGCAATACAACGATTGAGTTTACTTATCCTTATCACGACGATTTACATAATTACATCGTCTTTGAAACAAGATCAAGACATACGGGAACAGAGGGAACTGATCCAGAAGGCCGTAAAGCAGTTGCACTATATGTACCAGACACTTTAATATCTCAAGCAAGTGTATCTTATGGTGGTACTGATATGAGTAGAATGGGTGCCGCATTAATGCAGATTGCTTCAGCAATTGCATCACCACAAGCAGACTTGGGATTAGCAACGAGAAGTGCCGCGGCAACTGTACTACCCACTATGATACAACAAGGTATTAACAAGTTGACTGGTGGTCAAGAAAACTTAAAAAAGGGTATTGCAGTTAATCCACTTAAAGAGCAATTACTTCAAGGTCTAGATTTCAGAACATGGGATTTCACTTTTGAATTCTTTCCTAGATCACAAGACGAAGCAACACAAGTGCAAAACATTATACACACATTCAGAACGGCAATGCTACCTGGAACAACAGATGGTACAAGTGTTGAGGGTGTTGGAGAAGCAGTGGGTGATGTACTAAAAGCAAACAGTGTCACTGCCGATTATTTTACATATCCAAATGTGTTTGATATCTATTTTGATGGCCCATTAGGAAGTGCGATTGATGGGTTTCTACCAGCAGTGTGTACAAATGCTCAAGTAGATCATACAGGTGGTTTAAAATTTTCAACCTATGAAAATGGTATGCCAGTTAAAACAACACTTACACTTCAGTTTCAAGAAATCAAAATGCTTACTCAAAGTAATTATAGAGAGATTTCAGCAATTGAAAATAATTCATTTGAAAATGAAACCAAGAGATTAGGAGAAGATACTAATCTTAACAAATATACTGAACCAAAATCAACAAGTGATAAACAAGATAGTGGAACAACTTCTAATAAAGGCAGAGGTCCTAGTTTCTAATGGCAAATCAATACTTTCAAAACTTTCCAGAATTACAATATAAATTATCTAATGGTAAGATTGTATCTATCAAAGACTTTTTTAGAAAGTCAAAGATTGAGCAAGAAGCAGTAGATAGTATCGTACAATATACAAGGTATGAGATTCAAGATGGTGAAAGACCAGATATTGTAGCATCAAAACTTTATGGTGATGGTGATCTTCATTGGACATTCTACTTAGTAAACGACTTTGATAACTATTACGATTGGCATAAAGACAACGAAACCTTTGAAAAGTATATCAGTCAGAAGTATGCTGGTGTTTATGCAATAGCATCAAATACAACAGATATATTATCTACATCTACTTCAAACACAGGTCAACACGTAGTCAGTAAGTTTTTACTAGGAGAAAAAGTAACTAGTATTAGTGGTACAGGAAATGTCATAGAAGTAGATTCTCAAAATAAAAGAATTGCAATTGAAGGTAGGGGATTTGTATCAGGCGAAACTATCACAGGAAAAATAAGTAACAAAACAATGACACCAACAAGTATAATAGAACATAGAGATGGTGTCAAACATTATTATAATAAAACAAACGGACTTTATACTAATGTTCCGACTGCTGGATATACTAGTGTAACACTTTACGACTATGAATATGAATTGAATGAAGAAAAACGATTGATTAAAGTAATCGATCCTGCAATCATACAAAAGGTAGTTAGAAGATTTGAAAAAGTAATGTCATCATGAATGATCGAACACAACCACAAGAAGGAAACTTCTTACCAGGTGAAATTACAATAGATACTATTTCTCTTGTTAACCAAGAAAGAGAAGTTGTCGAATTAAAAAATATCACTGCTCAAGTAGATATATTTGAGGGAATTGATAATGCATTTTTATCTGGCAGAGTTTCTATTTTTGATGGTGTTAACTTTCATAGAAACTATAAAGTCTATGGTCAAGAATCATTAACTATTAAGTATCGTGTTAAAGAAGACGGTACACAATTCGGTAAACAAGCAGAGAAAACATTTAGAATCTATAAGACTTCGAATGTACAAAATATGCCTGGTTATACTACTGATTCTTTAGCAATACATTTTATTGATCCTAGATATTTTCAATGCGAACAAAAAAGAATCAGTCAAACATTCAGAGGATCGTACTCTGAGATTTTACTTAAGTCACTACTTAAGCATGGTGGGTTCGAACAACAAACAGGAAGTTCACCAATCGAATATTGGGATAAGTCGTATCCAGAAAACAAACAAATAGTATGTGGCAATTGGTCTTTGAACAGATTGATTAGGTATATAAATGAGAATGCTAACTATGAAGAAAATGCTGGTTGGAGAAACTCAATGTTTTTCTATCAAGCAATGCATAGAGGTTTTAGATTTATGGCATTAGATACAATGCTATCTGGCAATACAGAACATGCAGTGTCATTTTCATACAGACCAAAGAATGCAGTTATGGGACAAGAAGAAACTCCTAATGTATCTCAAGGTGGACACAATTCAAAAATCTTACAGTTTGAATACCCACACAAAGGCGATACACTTGCTGGTGTTAAGACAGGAACGTATTCATCGAGTTTAAGAGTCTTTGATCCTATAAGAAATATAGAAAAAGAAATTTATTATGATATGCAAGAAACTTTTGATCGTAATAAAGATAAGCATCTATCTGGATTTCCTTTAATTAGAACAGAAGAGTATGAAGACATTTACAGTGTCCAAGAACCAGTAGCAGATGATGAATATCAAGCAAACAAAATACAATCTGATACAAGTTTAAATCAAGCATATCTTATAGGTGGTAAAACTCATTACAAAGTTAATAACTCTAACGCATATTCAGATTCGCCAAAACTTCAAGATACAAGTCAATACACTGGTGAAGAACACACTGATAACTCATTCTTAGAGGGTATTGCCGCTAGAGAGAACTTATCACAATATACTGTAAAAGTTACAGTTCCTATGAGAGATGACGTTTCAGTAGGGCAAGTTATTCATTTAGAATTGCCAAGACCAGAAGTTGGTGCAGAGGGTGAAGACTTATTAAATGATAATCGTTATCTAGTCACTAAGATTAGGCACAGTTTTTCACCAGGTGAATTTAGAGGCACTATGACAATGATGTGTGCAAAAGAAAGTTTTGCTAAAAATCTTTCTGAGGAGTTTTTACCAAATGAATAATTTTTATTATGGGGTCGTTGAAGATCGTAATGATCCTCTAAAAGTGGGTAGAGTTAGAGTTCGTGTTCGAGGTGTACATACTGATAATAAACAATACATTGCTTCACCTGATCTACCATGGTCGCAAGTAATAATTCCAACAACAAGTGCTGGTCTATCTGGTTTTGGTTTCAATCATAGTCTTGTTGAAGGTTCAACAGTCTTTGGTATGTTTAGAGATAACGATCAGCAAGACTTTATAGTTATGGGTGTTGCACCTGGTGTATCACAAAGTGGATATAAAGAAACACCAAAAGGCGAAATCATAAACAGAACAGTTGAAGCAGGATTTAATGATCCAAGAAGAAAGACACAATCAGAGTATGCAAGTACAACAGACGGACTAAATCCACCTGCAGGTGCAAGACCAAACGAATTGACTTTAGCACTTGATACATCGCCTCAAACTCCTAAAGCACTTAAGTTAGACTATGAAGGTAAAGGTAGTGAGATAGATGAGTACACAGAAGCAGATAAGACATTACCATATTACCCTTTATCTGATTACTATGATGAGTCAGACATCAACAGATTTGCACGAGGTACGGGAACCTATGAGCATAGAGATGACGTACCAGTTAAACCAAAAGAAATAGAAAGACAATCACTATATCCATTTAACAAAGTATTGTATACAGAATCTGGCCACATGGTTGAGATGGACGATACTAGAGGATATGAAAGATTAGCAGTAGAACATAGATCTGGAACATTTTATGAAATACATAAAGACGGATCACAAGTACATAGAGTTGTCAACGACAACTACACAGTTATATGCAAAGATGACGAAGTGTTGATTGGTGGCAAATGTACTATTAAAATATTAGGCGATGCAGATATAGACATTCATGGTGATGCAGATATGCTTGTAAAAGGCGATGCTAAACTTCATTCAGATAAAAACTTAGATATCAGTGCATCAGAAACTTTATCAATCATAGCACCTATCGTTGACGTAAATGGTGGGGTACTAAAACTTAATTCGTAATGATAACTCAACCTATACCAACAAGTTTTCCTTGTCCGACAGATGACATATTTTCTTTACCAACTAAAGAAGAGTTAGTTAGTGCATTGAACGACATTCTTTCTATCCCAAGTAAACTAAAAGCAGAATTGGCCAAAGCAGGTAGTGAGATAGCAGAAGAGGTCAGACAACAAATAGAAGATGTCATTAAAGAGATTGAGGGTTTTGTAGAGAAACTAGAATCACTTTTATCTCCTTATTGGCAAAAACTATCTGTAAGAGATTGGCAAAAAGAAGCAAACGAGGCAATCACTAAGTTTATACAAGACTTTCACATTTATGTACCAGCAAAAATATTAGAGATCATCACGAGTTTAGTACCAGTTGATTTTAACCTTACATTGTTTGGTATCAAAATTAACATCATAAAGATATTTACTGCTGAAGAACAAGCAAAAGTTCAAGCACAAATAGTAGAAAAAATTGATAGTATCAAATTTGATTTTGAAAAATTTACTGGAGAGTTTAGTATTAAGTGTGATGAGTGGCGAGCAAAGATGACTTGGCAATACATCAAAGTAGAAATTATAAAATATCTAAACAACACTGCTCATGCAGTATTCGGAAAACTTATAAAAATCTTTGAAGAAATATGGGACTTATTGGGTTTAGATGCTTTGGTAAGTTTACTTACTTTAAATTTTGAAGAGTTGATCAACAATGGATTAGAATCAATTAAAAAAAGATATGGAGATTTAAAAGAACGAACAATAGAAGAGATCGAAGAATTCAAAAAAGAGTGTAGAGACTTCTTAGATACATTTACTATTGGTGGTTTTGATATTCTTAAAATGATTGGTGGAGATATCAGGTCTAACGTCGAAAGTTTTGAACAAGAAATTGCTGAAAAGATAGTAGCAATTAAAGAGTTTGAAGCAAACTGGCAAAAGAAACTATTGTTCGACTGGGTTAAAATAGTTAAGAAGTTTTTTGATGCGATTGGTATAGGCAAAATCTTTGATTTCTTAATGCTTACATTTTGCGATTTCTTATCACTGATGGGATTCCCTAAATCAATTGATCTAAATATACCAGCAATTGGTGGAGTACTAGCAGTTTCATCTTACAAACCTAAAATTAAAGTAAATAATAATTCTGTAGAAGCAAGAGCAACTGATCTTTATGATGCCGATGGCGAGACAACAGACTTCGATACAACTGGTAGTGGAAGTGAGTTGAAGGTATTTATTGATGGTGTAAAACAAGATCCAAGTACGTACTCTATTCACCCCATTTTTGGAAATAAGGTAGTATTTGATGTAGCACCAGAAAAAGGAACTGTTACTGCCATAAAATATAATACAGATGTCTAAATAGTAGTATGGCCGACTATTTAAAACCAAATGCAAAAATAAACGCAGTAAGCAAGAATGTTTACACTGATCTTGATATGTTATTTAAGGCACACCCATTAACTGGTGATGTAACAACAAAGAAAGATAGTGAAGCAATTAAAAGATCGGTAAGAAATATAGTTCTAACTAATAAATTTGAAAGACCATTCAAACCTAATTTTGGTGCTAGTATTAGAAATTCACTTTTCGAGTTAAAGAATAACAGAGCAAAGAGAAGACTAGAAAAAGACATTGTAGACGTATTAGTTACAAATGAACCTAGAATCAGAAACGTATTTGTAGAAATATCTGATATAGGTTCTGATAGTAATCACTTAGATGTCAGAGTATTTTACAATATTATAAATGGATTAGAACAACAAACATCAAATTTTACAGTAACTAGGGTGAGATAATGGCAGTTAAAAGTTCACAAATAAACGCAACAGATTTAGACTTCGATGCAATTGCAGAGAATATAAAAATTTTTTTAAAGGGTCAAGACAAGTTTAAAGACTACGATTTTGAAGGTTCTTCAATGTCAGTGTTGATCGACACACTTGCATATGCATCACACATTAGTGGTGTTAATACAAACATCGCCGCTTCGGAAATGTTTTTAGATTCTGCACAGATCAGAAAGAACGTAGTATCACGTGCAAAAGATTTAGGGTTTACACCAGCAACAGAAAAGGCAACTTCTGCTACAGTAGAAGTAACAATTAATAATGTCAACAACATAGACGGAACAAATCCAGCATTACAAGATATGTTAATGCCAAGAGGTCATATGTTCACGTCAGTTGTTGATAGTGTTCCTTATAATTTTGTAACAACATCTACATATACACCAACTCAATCTGGTTCAACATATTCATATAAAGATGTAGAGATTATTCAAGGACAATATGTAACTGATCAATATGTTTTTGATGATCAAATTAAAAATTCAAAATTCGTTCTATCAAATGCAAGAGTAGATAGAAGCAAGTTATCAGTTGAAGTGACTTCTAATGGTTCATCAACTGCATATGCATTATCAACTAACGTATCTAGTATCACATCTTCAGCAGAAGTATATTATACACAAGAAAATGAAGACGGGTTCTTAGAGATTTACTTTGGTGATGGTGTACTTGGTAAAGGGTTGCTTGATGGTGATATCATTACTGTAACTTATATTGTAGTAGACGAAGAACATGCAGATGGCGCCAAGATATTTTCAATGGGTCAATCAATTAATGGTTTTGCAAATGCTCAAGTAATTACTCAAACACCAGCAACTGGTGGTGCAGAGAAAGAGACAATTGAATCAATTAAATTTAAAGCAACTAAGTTCTATACATCTCAGAATAGACTTGTGACCCTTAACGATTA